CCTGATGCGTTTGTTCAGGGAATTATGGAAGGTAAAGAGTGGGTTTGGGAAGGTGGTATTCTTCGTGAAAGGATTGCTGAGCAAACTCAAAAGAGAATTAATACTCTAGTTGATCAAAGAAGACTTGAAGAACATAAATTAAACTTATTCAATGAATTTCTCTCAAATCTTTAATTTATAAATAAATATAGATTATAACAAAATCAAAACAAATGTCCGTTGGTAGAAATTTACAAGAAATGGAAAACGTAGTAACCAAAGGAGCTGCATCTGCCGAACCAATGCACAAGTTAACCACAGGAATTCCTGCTGGTCAAACAGGAAATTGGGAAGATCTAGGTGGACCAACTCCAGAAAATTACAAGTCCGACGATGATTCGGCAAAACTAAAAGAACCTTCAGCAACTCTTGCTTCAGTCAAGAATGTTGTTAATAAAGGTGCCAAGGCTGCAGAACCAATGCCTCATATGAAGTCTCCCGTTAAGGAAGAGACTGAAGATGAAGAAGATCTCGTCGATGAAGAAGAAGTTGATGAAGATGAAGAAGTAGTTGCTGAAGCTGCCGACGAAGACGAAAAAGAAAACGAAGAAAAAGACGACGACGAAGAAGACGACGCACCACACGGTAATGGTAAGGATAAGAAAAAGAAAAAAGTAGAAGAAGAGTTTGACATTGAAGAAGATGTTAATGCTCTCCTTGCTGGTGAAGAGCTTTCTGAGGAATTCCAAGAGAAAGCACGCACTATCTTTGAGGCAGCAATTAAGTCAAGAGTTGCTGAAATCAAAGAGCAAATTCAATCACAATATGAAGAGCAACTCATTGAAGAAGTTGCCACAATCAAATCAGAACTTGTAGAGCGTGTTGATGCATACCTTGAGTATGTTGCTGATGAGTGGATTCAAGAAAATGCACTCGCAGTTGAGCACGGTCTTAAGACTGAAATGACCGAGAGCTTCCTCTCGGGTATGAAACAACTTTTTGAAGATCATTATGTAACAGTTCCTGAAGATAGATATGATGTTATCGAGAGCATGGTAGATAAACTTGATGAAATGGAAGAAAAACTCAACGAGCAAATCGAAAGAAACGTTGCTCTGAATAGAAGATTAGCAGAGTCAGTTGCTGATGTAATTTTTGCAGAAGTCGCTGAGGGACTTGCAGTTTCTCAGAAAGACAAACTCGCTTCTCTTGCAGAAAATGTTGAGTTTGATAGTGAAGAGACCTATCGTGAGAAACTAGTAACTTTGAGAAATTCATATTTCTCAAATACTGCATCTAGTACTCAAAGAGAAGCCACAGAAGTAGTAACTGAAGCAGTGGATACTCCATCTGCACAGATTTCTCCTCTTATGGAGTCATATCTTTCAGTTCTCAGCAGAGCTTCTAAAAAGTGATTTCTATAGTATAAATTCAAACAACAACAATTTTAAAAAGAGGTAAAAATCAAATGCAAATGTTCAATGCAGAACAGCTGCAGGAGAAGTGGGCACCTATCCTCGATTACGATGGAATGGATCCAATTAGAGATTCACATCGTAGATCGGTAACCGCAATCCTGCTCGAAAACCAGGAAAGAGAACTCCGTGAGGAGAGAGCATTCCTTTCGGAAGCACCAACCAACTTCACTGGTTCAAGCGGCGCAACCGCTGGTTTTTCAGCTAATGCAACTGGAGCAACTCAAGGTTTCGACCCTGTACTGATCTCTCTGATCAGACGCTCAATGCCTAACCTGGTCGCTTATGACCTCGCTGGTGTTCAACCAATGAACGGTCCTACTGGACTGATCTTTGCAATGCGTTCGCGCTACACCAGCCAGAGCGGAACCGAAGCATTCTTCAACGAAGCAGATACCGCATTCTCTTCAAGAGGAACTACTGCAAACGAAGGCGCTCTTGGTTCAGGTTATGTATCAGGTTCCGATGGTTCTTCCGTTGGTTTTGGTACAACTGCCGCTCAAGGTGGTTCGAACCCAGGTCTTCTCAGCCCAGATTCTTCAACCGAGCAAGCTGCTTATACGCTTGGTCGTGGTATGGATACCGAAGATTCAGAATCTCTGGGTGAGGACAACGGAGCACAGTTCAACCAAATGGCTTTCTCAATCGAGAAAGTTACAGTTACTGCAAAGTCACGTGCTCTGAAAGCAGAATACTCACTTGAGCTTGCTCAAGACCTTCGCGCTATTCATGGTCTGAATGCTGAAGCGGAACTCGCCAACATTCTCTCAACAGAGATTCTGGCAGAGATCAACCGTGAAGTTATCCGTACCATCTACAAGGCTGCTGAGTCTGGTGCTCAAGCAAACGTTGCAACTGCTGGTAAGTTTGACCTCGATGTTGACTCCAACGGTCGTTGGTCGGTTGAGAAGTTCAAGGGTCTAATCTTCCAAATCGAGCGCGATGCCAACGCAATCGCACAAAGAACTCGTAGAGGAAAGGGCAACATGATCCTCTGCTCCGCAGACGTTGCCTCCGCTTTGACCATGGCAGGTGTACTTGATTACACTCCTGCACTCAACGCTAACCTGAATGTTGATGACACTGGCAACACCTTCGCTGGTGTTCTGCAAGGTAAGTATCGTGTATACATCGATCCTTATTCGGCAAACGTTCAAGCACAACAATACTATGTTGTTGGTTATAAGGGTTCCAGCCCATATGACGCTGGTCTCTTCTATTGCCCATATGTTCCTCTCCAAATGGTTCGTGCCGTTGGTGAGAACACCTTCCAGCCTAAGATTGGCTTTAAGACCCGTTATGGTCTTGTTGCTAACCCATTTGCTGAAGGAACCAATGCGGGTCTTGGTCGCATCACTGCTAACAGCAACCGCTACTACAGAAGAGTTCAAGTTCTCAACCTCATGTGATCTCGATTCACATATCTGCTGGAGGGTCGAAAGACCCTCTTTTTTTATCTAAATAAAAATAAACGCATAAAAAAATGAAACCAACACCAAAAGAATCGAAAGTAATTTACGAATATTATGAAAGAGTTGTCAACCATCTTATTGAAGAGGGTTATGCAGACACTAAAGACAATGCAGAAAAAATTATTAGCGGTATGAGTGAAGATTGGTATAATTTAATCATTAAAGAATAAAAATCAATGTCCAGAACTACTTTTAATGATTCTCAAATTCAGAACAGAAATTATCTGTCGCCAATTGGATTTAAATTTACTTTAGTATCAAAAGAGAAAGTTGACTTTTTTTCAAATACTGCTAAAGTTCCAGGAATTACATTAGGGACTGCTTTACAACCATCGACCTTGAGAATACTTGATATTCCTGGAACTGAATTGGTCTATGAAGACTTTACTATGAATTTTTTGGTTGATGAGAATTTACAAAATTACATGGTAATTCACAACTGGTTGTCTGGATTGGGATTTCCTCAATCTATGGAGCAGTTTAAAAATCTAACAACAAATGATGATGGTTTAGAAGATAGAAAATTACAATATTGTGATGGAACACTTCATATTTTAAATAGTAATTATAGAGATATTGCAAGAGTTAAATTTGTTGATTTATTCCCAATTTCCCTCACACCATTAGAATTTACTGCAACTGAGACAGATATTCAGTACTTTACAGCACAGGTATCTTTCAAGTATACTGCTTATACTATATTAGATACAAACGGCAATCCTCTATGAATCTTGATGAAATCCAGGAGATGTGGCAGAAAGATTCTGTCATTGACCCTGATAACTTACACGATGAATCTTTAAAAATTCCACAACTTCACGCAAAGTATTATACAATCTACAATACAATTACCTTACTCAGAGAGAAAGCAAGAGAAACTTATAGTAAAGTAAGACTTGAAAGATACAACTACTACACGGGAAAGGCACCAGCAGAGGTTTATGTTGAAGAACCGTTTCCTTACAAGGTTAGAGATAAAGATGCCTTACAGAGGCATATGGATGCTGATGAGAGGTTGAATAAAATTGATCTTAAGATTCGGTATTATGACATTATGCTCAAGTTTCTTGAAGAAGTTATTAAATGTATATCAAACAGAACGTTTCAAATTAAGAATGCTCTGGAATGGCATCGGTTCCAAGCGGGGTTTAACTAAATAAAAATAAAACCATAATGAAAACTTTCAAAGAGTTTGTAGATATTTGTGAAGGATATGTTCCTCTTCGCACATCAGACAAACCATATGATGACGAAGGATTTCCGACAAGAACAATGAATTGGTCTAAAAAATACACTAAGGCACTGTTGGATGTTGGAGGACAAAAATTTAGAAGTGGAATGAATATTGGAGATCCAATTAAAAATTTGGTCAAGGGTGTTTCTTCTGCTGCAAGACTTGCTGCGGTAAAAAAAGTTGATGCAGAACCAGAGAGTCAAAGAGCAGCAAGAAGTCAAGAAATATCGCAAAGAAATAAAAAACTAGGTGCAGATAGAAGAAAACTTCAAACTTCTATGGATAGACAGCACCTTACCAGAAGTTTAAGAAGCAGTGGTTCATTAGAAGGAACTGGTGGTTCTATTGGACATCAACCTGGCGATAGATATGGAATAGGTGGGACTGGACTCGCAGATTGAGGCAGAAATGCCCCCCTTTTTTTATGTCAATAAATATTCATAACTGATACTTTATGAATGTCACATTTGGTTATATCCAAGAAGAATGAGGTATTTCTTCAAGTTCAAGCAGATCCTCATGTTTATTATGAATTAAGAGATGCATTTCAGTTTGAAGTTCCAAATGCAAAATTTTCACCTGCTTATAAAAATAAGTGGTGGGATGGATTCATTTATCTTTTTAATGTAAATACGCAAGAAATATACGTTGGGTTATTAGATAAACTTATTAGATTTTGCGAACAGCACGAATATACTTACGAGTTTCGCAATAACAAATATTACGGTCTTCCTTTTGAAGTGAATGATCAAATTTCAAAAGAAGGCGTAAAAGACTATATGAATTCTATATGTAAGTATTCTCCCCGCGATTACCAAGTTGAGGGAGTATACGACGCTTTAAGACACAATAGAAAGTTGTTGATATCTCCAACTGCTTCTGGAAAGTCTTTGATGATATATTCGATTGTGAGATATTACGTTGAGAAAGGACAAAATACTCTGATAGTCGTTCCAACGACATCCCTTGTAGAACAGATGTATAAAGACTTTGCAGATTATGGGTGGGACGTGGGTTCATTTTGCCACAAAATATATGCAGGAAAAGAAAGAGAAACAGACTCTCAGGTGATCATCACAACCTGGCAGTCTATCTACAAACTTCCCCGTCAATACTTTTCAAGATTTAATGTGGTCGTTGGAGATGAAGCACACCAGTTTAAATCAAAGTCATTAGTATCTATAATGACAAAACTTTCTGATGCTAAATTTCGTTACGGTTTTACAGGAACCCTAGATGGAACTCAAACACACAAATGGGTCCTAGAAGGTTTATTTGGTCCTTCATATAAAATCATCAGAACAGAAGAACTGATGCAGAAGGGTCATGTTGCTAAATTGGATATTAATATACTTCTATTGAAACACCCACCGAATAAGTTTGAAAACTTTGAGGAAGAAGTTCAATATATTATTAATCACGAGAAACGTAACAAGTTTATTCGTAATCTTGCCTTAGATCTTAAAGGTAATACTCTGATTCTCTTCTCAAGAGTAGAAGGTCATGGGCAACCTTTATACGAACTCATAAATAGTAGCACAGTTGAACAACGCCACGTGTTTTTTGTTCACGGCGGTGTAGATACTGAAGACCGAGAAAAAGTCAGAGAAATTACAGAAAAAGAAAACAATGCAATCATCGTTGCTTCTTACGGGACTTTTTCTACTGGTATTAATATTAAAAACTTACATAATGTTATCTTTGCTTCTCCTTCTAAATCAAGAATCCGAAATCTCCAATCGATTGGAAGAGTTCTAAGAAAAGGGGATAATAAAACAAAAGCAACTCTATACGATATTGCAGATGATATCAGCTATAAATCAAGAAAAAATTATACTCTCAATCATTTGATCGAAAGAATTAAAGTTTATAATGAAGAAAACTTTAACTATGATATTGTAAACATACCACTCAAAAAATAATGGGAGAAGAGTTTTACGCAATCATCAAACTAGTATCAGGAGAAGAAATTCTATCATTAGTCATGGTGGATGAAAATGAAGGTGACCCTGTCATTGTTCTTCAAAATCCAGTAACTATGAAATCTTTCCATAATCAACATGGAATGCACATTAAAATTAAACCATGGATTGAAATGTCTGATGATGATTTCTTTATGATTAAACTTGATAAAATTATTACAATGACTGAAACAAAAGATAAAAGATTAATCAATATTTACAATAATTATATTGAAGAGGATGATACAGTTGATGTCTATAATCCTTCTGGTAAGGTAAAACCATCTTCGAAGATGGGATATATCTCATCAGTTGAAGATGCTCGCAAGAGACTTGAAATAATATTTAAAGGTCTTAAAGAAAGCTAGATTCTTATCTTCAACCCAGACAAAGGTAGTCTACTCGTAATTTGGTAACTTGTCAAGCTTTTCTAAAATGTGGTATAATAAAGAAAAATTATAATGATGAGTCCAATGTTATGCCAAAAAAGAAAACAGAACATTATGTAAATAATAAGGAATTATTAGAAGCACTAATTGTTTATCGAAGTAAAGTTGAATCGGATTTTTTTAAGAAAAATGAAAGAAATCCGACTAGAGAAGATAGGGCAAAGCATTGGGAAGGTAAACCACCGATTCCAAATTATTTGGGAGAGTGCTTTCTAAAAATTGCGACTCATTTATCATATAAACCAAACTTTGTGAATTATATGTTCCGTGAGGATATGATTTCTGACGGAATTGAAAATTGTGTTCAGTATATACATAATTTTGATCCAGAAAAATCAAATAATCCTTTTGCTTATTTTACTCAAATTATTCACTACGCATTTCTGAGAAGGATTCAAAAGGAAAAGAAGCAGTTAGAAATCAAGACCAAAATTATCGAACGTACTGGGTTTGATGAGGTTATGATGGTTGACGATAGCTTGCTTTCTGGGCACAGTTCGGAGTATAATTCAATTAAAGATGCTATTCAATACAGGAATAAATGAAGGTAGCAATTATCACTGATACTCACTATGGGTGTAAAAAAGGTTCTAAACATCTTCATGATTACTTTGAACTCTTTTACAAGAATGTATTTTTTCCTGCCCTTGAAGAGAACAATGTAGAGGCAGTCATTCATATGGGTGATGCTTTTGATAGTCGCAAGTCAATTGATTATCAAAGTCTTGAGTGGTCGAAAAGAGTTGTATTCGACCCTCTCAAAAAGTATGATGTCCATATGATTATTGGAAATCACGATACTTATTATAAGAATACCAATAGTGTAAACTCACCCGAACTTATTCTTCAGACTTATCCCAATATTAAAACTTATAGTGAACCAACAGAAGTTAATGTTGGTGGATTGAAGATTTTATTTTTACCGTGGATTAATCAAGAAAATGAAACAAAAACTCTCAAACTTATTGAAAAGACAACTAGCACGGTCGCGATGGGGCACCTTGAACTCCAAGGATTTAGAGTTAATCGACAACTCATCATGGAGCATGGTTTGGAGAGCAAACTATTTGAGAAGTTCGAGCGGGTCTACTCGGGACACTATCACACTCGATCGAATAACGGAAAAGTCTTCTATCTAGGAAATCCTTATGAGATGTATTGGACTGACGTAAATGATACTCGGGGATTTCATATTTTTGACACAGAAACATTAGAGCATACTCCAATCAACAATCCTTATAAATTATTCTATAACATTTATTATGAGGATACTCCTTATCAGTTATTT